CAATTTAACTGTGGCTTGCAGTTCGTTAATGGCTTCAATCAACAAAGGTACAAGGCGGTCATACTGAACGGTCTTGTAATTCTGTCCTGATTTGCTATTGCCATTTTCATCTAAATCAAATGGCGCGGCTTTAACAACTTGCGGCATCACGGCTTCAATTTCTTGTGCCAATACGCCTACTTGTTCTTCATCGCTGTCGTAGCCAAATGATTTAGCAACATCGTTGTTTGTGTAGATAACACCTGATAGCGTTGCTACTTTATCTAATGCGTTTTCAATCTTACTTTTTACAGTTTTCAATCGTGCATCAGAGTAATACGCTGTGATGTTTCCTGTGGCGTAAATTGCACCAGCACCGGGGTCTGCCGTTGTTCCTACTCCAAAACCTGTTTGGAATATGCCTCTCAATGTGCCATTTACAGTAAATCCAAGGCTATTACCAAACGGGTTATAAATACCTGTATTTGTCCAACCTGTAAAAGTATATGAAGGTGCTGTTGCGGTTCCGGTGTCGTTTGTATATTTATTTCCCGTAATGTTGTTTGCAGTAAAATTACCAGACGCATCGCGCTGAACCAAAGCAGAAAAAATATTAGAAGAAGCCGCAGTTAGTGATGTTCCCCAAGCAGTGCCGGTAGAAACCGCAACACCCGCACCGGGATATGTTGTAGGACCAGCAGGTCCTGTTGGGCCTCCCGCACCTGTAGAACCTGTAGAGCCAGTCGGTCCGGTGGGACCTGCAACGCCTTGAATGCCTTGAATGCCTTGAATACCCTGTACGCCCTGTGGTCCCGTAGGTCCTGCAACGCCCTGAATACCTTGTGCGCCAGTTGGTCCAGTTGGGCCTACTGCGCCAGTTGCGCCCGTGCTACCTGTAGGTCCAGTTGGGCCGACATTTCCTTGTGCGCCTGTATCGCCTTGCGGTCCTGTTGGCCCTGCAACGCCTTGCACACCTTGAATGCCTTGAGGTCCTGTTGGTCCTACATTACCTTGTACGCCTTGTGAGCCTTGTGCGCCAGTAGGTCCAGTAGGGCCGACATTGCCTTGCGGTCCAGTAGGTCCTGCAACGGTTGAATCAGCGCCTGTAGGACCTGTTACGCCCTGAATACCCTGCGCACCCGTAGGACCTGTAGGGCCTTGAACGCCTTGAATACCTTGGATGCCTTGCGAACCTTGTGGTCCAGTAGGTCCTGCAACACCTTGAATACCTTGAATACCTTGGTCGCCTTGGATGCCCTGCGCACCAGTTGGGCCTGTTGGTCCTACCGCGCCTTGTGTTCCAGTAGGGCCAGTTGCGCCCGTAGGTCCTGCAACCGTTGAATCAGCACCAGTTGGGCCAGTAGGACCTGTAGAACCTGTTGGGCCAACAACACCTACAGATTGCAAAACAGCAATCAAAGGATGATTGTTAGCAAAACCAGTTGTGCCTGTGCCGCTAGAAGTTACCAATGTAACGGGAACAGTTACTGATGTGTTTGGAACAATTGTTGGGTTTGCAGATAAAACCCATTTTTGATAATTGTTTGAATTGCTTGAATCTTGCAAAACAATAGTGTCGCCAGTCTTCAAGAATCCCAAGAACAAATCAACATCAATACCATTGCTAGTCAAATGACTAAACACAAGAGTGGTTGCAGAAATTTGAGTTGCGTTATCCCAATACACATCACCAGAATTTGGTATGCCTGTAGTTTGCGTTGTATCAGCTAAATATTGATAAAACGATGATGATTGACCATCAGCACCCGCTGCGCCTGTAGGACCTGTAGGCCCTGCCACTGTGGAATCAGCACCCGTAGGACCTGTTGGGCCAGTAGCGCCAGTAGCGCCTGTTGCGCCTGTTGACCCCGTAGGACCTGTTGGACCTTGTTCACCCTGAACACCTTGCGGTCCAGTTGGACCTGCTATACCTTGAACACCCTGAATGCCTTGTTCACCTTGAATACCTTGCGAACCTGTTGGGCCTACATTGCCTTGAATGCCTTGCGCACCAGTTGGCCCTGTTGGCCCTGCAACCGTGCTATCTGCGCCAGTAGGACCTGTAGGCCCTGTAGGGCCTGTTTCTCCAATACTTCCAGTTGGACCGACATTGCCTTGTGTACCAGTAGGGCCTGTTGGACCTTGTGCGCCTATGTCACCCTGCAAACCTTGTGGACCAGTTGGGCCATTGTTACCTTGTGTGCCTTGCGGTCCTGTAGGTCCGGTAGAGCCAGTTGGTCCAATTACGCCATTAGCGCCTACAGGGCCTGTAGGGCCATCATTACCAATTGCGCCCTGTGAACCAGTTGGTCCTTGAACACCTTGTTCACCCTGAATGCCTTGAATACCCTGAACACCTTGCGGACCTGTAGGTCCAACATTGCCTATTCCACCTTGTGCGCCTGTTGGCCCTGTAGCACCAGTAGGTCCAACTTCAGTAGATGCAGCACCTGTTGGGCCGGTAGGGCCTGTGGCTCCAGTTGGCCCAGCCTGTGTAGAAGCAGCGCCTGTAGGGCCTGTGGGTCCGGTTTGTCCTGTAGCGCCTGTAGGGCCAGAAGGGCCAACAATAGGGCCAGCGTTGTTCCAAACCGTTCCAGACCAAACATAAAGGTCGCCATCAGACTCAACGATGTATGAATCACCAACAGTATTGCCTGTAGATGGCAAGTCACCAACAGTGGCAACAGAGCCTTTAATGGCAACACCTTGACCAGTCGCGCCAGTGGGGCCTGTAGGACCTGTAGGACCGCCAGAAGGGCCAACTGGACCTGTGGGGCCAACACCGCCTCTATCAACAACTACGGTTACATTGCTTGCTGGTTGTACTTTTACGGATGTCATAACACGATTACCCCATCAGAACGGACTAAGAATAATAAGAAAATAATCAGGTCATCAGCCGGAGTTGAGCCTGATGCGGGTAAAGAAACTTTTACACGCCCTGAATATCCAACTGGGTCAGAGGCATTAATTTCTAATTCAGGGTCTGTTGCCATCAAAGACCATGCTCCAGCGTCAATAACCAATGTGCAACTACCTGTTGTTGTATTGATATTGGTAATGGTCAGCGGTATTGCTGGAGGTGTGGGCGTGTAATCTGAAATGTCAAATGTCAGACCATTGCGTGTGTCAATAATGTTTGACAACTGACGGCGAACAATTTGTGCATCAATTGTTGCCCCAGTTAAATTTACAGGGGTAGAAGATGATGGGGCGCTTTGGAATGTAAGGTTCCAATAAGTTTGCTGGTCCCAAACCAATTCACCCGCAAGAATGGGGTTGTCGAATCCACTGACTTGTGCCAGTGTATTCTTATTAAAGATTGCCATGACAGTTCCCTGTACTCAGCTAGAACATCCGTGCTTCTCACGGGCCAATGGTGTATTGTCTTTTCTATATTTTAACTACTTTTACGCCCAAGGCAATGGGGGTGTAACAATTTGAGGACTAACTTTTTCTTGAGCATAAGCCATAGCTTGAGCTTCATATTGAGGGACAGCAACTTCTCCAAGCGCGTTTTTTACCCAGACCAAAACTTGGTCTTGCGTTAATTCATTAAATGGAGTGTAAGGAGCTTCTGGATTGTATTCAACTACAACAAAACCTTGAGTTGCACCATCATAAGTGCCGTCTGTTGCATAACATAACCAATTAATTTCATAGACAACATCAGTCAATCCATCTTGGTTAGCAAAACAGTTCATTGAAAGAACGCGCCATTCGATGTTCATGGTTTACCTAACTGTGTTTTTAATTCTTCCACTTGCGCAGAAAGTTCTTGAATTGCTTTAGTCAATACTGCAATGTACGATGGATAATGAATTGTTTTAAATCCAACTTCATCTCCAACTTTCCAATCGGGTTCTTCATAAACCAAAGATGAACCTAATGGAATAATTTCTTCTACCTCATCAGCAATAAAGCCGTAACCTTTTTGGTGCTTGGGGTCAGCAATAAGTTTATAAGATACGGGGCGCAATTGATTAACAAAAGCCAAACCCAAATCGGTATCTGTAATTTCTTCTTTTAAGCGAACATCCGATGGGCTTGTTGTACGCACATCCAAAGTAACTGTATTACCAGAACCAGCAGAACCAACATACGCGCCAGCAATCCCTGTAGATGTTGAACCAAGAATATTTAGGGTGTTGCTAGAAACCGTAGCCGTACCGCTGTTAGTTCCTGCCAAACTCATAATTGGACTAGTTGAAGACCAACCACCGCCACTTAAATAATAAGTAGAGCCGGGCGCTGTTGCAGTCAAATTTCCTGTTGTTAATGATAAAGAACCGCCAAGGGTTAAATTGCCTGTTGTTGTTACCGTTCCAGTTAATGTTAGACCAGAAACTGAACCCGTGCCGTTTACTTGCGTAACAGTACCACCACCAAGTGAGCCAATCAATTGCCAAGTACCATCACCACGCAAGAAATAACTTAATCCACTTGATGTAGGTGGCACATCAATAACGGTAGCGCCATAACGCAATGTTCCATAAGGCAAATCAATAGCAACACCGCCCGGATATTGATTGCTAAATTGACCACCAATAGTTCCGCTTGAATAAGGAGCAACACCTGACACACCAATAGGGCCAACACCTTCAACACCAATAGGACCAGCGCCTAAAATGCCACGGCCTGATGTACCACTATTTGAGCCATAAATAGCAACACCACCGCTAGAAGCAGTATGTTGTGCAAAAATTGCATTGCCGCCGCCAGTTGTACTTTGGTTATATGCTCGAACAGCACCGCCAACACCAAGTGTTGTTTGAGAATAAGCAGTTACACCTGAAGCAGAATTTAAAGATTTATTTGCCTCCATTGCTGTGGTGTAAGTACTTGATACAAAGTTGCCATCAAACTTAGCAACACCTCTACCAAACACACTGTTTAAATACATATAGCCATATTGTTGCTGTATGTAATAACCCGCAGTTCCCCAAGTTGATGGGGTGTTAGGGTCTAGCGTTGGAGGGCTTGAACCATTCCAGTTATCTGAACGAATGTCTTGAAAAATACTTGCGGCAATTGGCCCCGTCCATGCAGTAGTACCAGCAGCTACTCCATCAACAGTAACAGCATTGCTGTTGTATCGCCCCATGATGTACCACATCACTTGACCGACAGCCACACTAGGGGCAGTTAATGACCATCCACTAGGAGCAGTTGCTCCTGAAGTTGGAGTAGTAAATGTTGGGATAGCAGAGCCTTGCGACTGTACAAGATATGCGGTTAGGTTTGATAAACCCATTAAACCAGCAGTACCAGTACCTGTAGGTCCTGTGGCTCCTGTAGGCCCAGTAGTACCACCAACAGGAGCCCATACAAATGAAGCACTAATAGGGCTAAGAATAGACTGGCTTACATCATTGCCAACCAAGTAAGCAAAGTAATAAGTGCCGGGGCCTAATGTTTGATTTGCAAATGTGTAGTAACTGCCATTTGTGACAGGCGTTGAATTTGCAGTAGATGCGGTTGATAACAACTTCCAATCAGAAGCAGCAGGAGTTGCACTTGTTGTGTAAAACAGATTGCCAAAAGTTACACGACCTGTAGTTGGAACAAAAACTACAACATTGAAATAAGGAAATGTTGCCGAAGGGAACCCAGTTACTGTAGGGGCCGCTAATGGAGAGAAATAAGAAGCAGAAGGCAAACCGCTGTTTGGCACAGGAGAATATTGCGTGATGTCAAAGTTGTCGTATACAGCAGCACTGTATTCACTTAACTCAAGCTTTGCACCAAGAGAGCCGTCAGGCAATGAAGCTTCGTTAACTTTCATCACACGGAACAGCTTTGCATTCCAGCCGTAGTCAGCGTTAGTGACCGACACAACATCGCCAGCATTAACTTGAATGCCATAGTATGTTGTGCTAAACGAAACAATCAAATCCTCACGACCTTGCTCAAGCAAACGATTGGCAAGATAGTTGGCTTGCACAGAATCATTTACTAAGTCATAAGTAATTGAGTACTTGTTGACAGGCTCATTGGGGTACAACAAGCTTGGATTTAATGTCTGCAACTCAAGGTTAACAAATGCAGCTTGGTCACGGTTCTCTTTAAATGGGAACCTTGCTTCGACCTGATTGATTGATGATGTAATGTCTGTTGCACTTACACGAATCTCACCAATGATGTTGTTATCATTAAATGCATAAGCTGTTGCCTCAGCTTTATTAACAACAACAGACCATTGTCCAAGTGCAGCGTTGTATGCCATCCAAGAATCACATGCAGACATGATTCTGTCGATGTTGCTCAGAACGGATTGACCAGCGTCTAGTACGCCATTAATGCGGTAACGAGCTTGTGTTTGCGGATTGCCGTCATAGTCATCAAATGTGATTGTTTGGTCGCTATATGTGTTCAGTGTTGTGACACATGTCGAATCAACAAAAGTAGCATCTACAGCACCACCATAAACAGGATTTGTAATGTAGTCATACCAAACATCACCGGGCTTTGCTACGCCTGTGCCGTTCAATGCATGTTTTACTTTAAATGTAATTGGCTGCAATGCAGTTGTGTCAGCTTCACGGTTGTAGTTCAAAACAACAATTGCAAACGCTGTTCCGTTCATCTGGCGACCAGTAGAAGGCCATCGCTGTGAAGCTTGAATGTCGGAGCCGCCCATGATGGCGCTTGGCAAAGAGCCACTGCTGTTGATTGCAGTAATAGTTCCAGCTTGATTGGAAGTAAACAAATAGATAAACAGGTTTCCTGCAATCTTTGTGTTTAGGTTTGGTGTTGGTGTAGCCTCATCACTTAATGAAGCAACTTTGCCGGGTTCAGTGCCATCAAAAATAATCTTCTGGTCACCGTAATACATTTCTGTTTGGTCAAAAGTAAATTGACCGTTAGGGCTAATGCTAGAAATAGCCAGCACATAGTACATTTTGCGCTGTTCGTTTGCCAACACAGCATCAACAAAAGTGCCACCCATATAGGCTTCACCGTAAACAACAGGAAGAGCATTAACAGCACTAGGAGGCACTTGCTGGCGCACTCCCATATCTTGTTGGCTTTCTGGGTTGTCACCAAATATTCTAGTGACAATCATTGACACCGCAAAGTTAACAGCAAAGGCCGCTGCGGTTAATGCAAATGAAGCTGCAACAGTTGCTGCGCTTGCACCCGCCAAATAACCCACAATCATTGTCCCGACCATTTTTATTCCTTCACAAAACTTGCAGTTACTGCTTCATAGTCACGCTTAGTGTAATCAACCCAAGGACCCTTGGACGATACAGAAGTTACTATCAAATCAACATCGCCACGCTTTAGCATTTCTGTTCCTGTACGGTCAAATGCTTTCCACAATCTTCCACCTAATGTGCCGTTGCGGTATTCAGGCTCAACCCACCACAACAACTCATGCAATTCTTTGACTTTAGGACACCAAACATTATTTTGCTTTACAGCAATGATGGCTCCTCTTAGTCCTTTATCAATGTAAATAAAACCTTTTCCGAGCATGATGCTAAACAATAATTGCTCAACATACATTGGGTCATGGTTTTGTGTTTGTCCAAGACATTTAATTGGATTTTCGTAAGCATAGGCTTCGACAATCTCAAGTAACCTTGGAATATCGTATCTTGTCGCTAGTCTTATCATGGCACTTCTTTGGCGTATGTATCGTCCATTGTTACTGTTGTTTCACTTGCCACGGTTTGAGTTTTTGGTGGTGCGCCAAAGTCAAAGTATGTATTAGCAATCTCACTGACACGGTTCATTGATGTGTCTCCAGCATAGAACGATTGCCAGCTTTTCTGATTGGTCTTAACGCCAGACAAACGGTTTTCCAAAACCCTACGCATAGAAGAGCAAGAAATAGAGCAAGTCGCAATACGCATGCGAAGCTCAGAATTAAAGTCTTCAGTAATTGAAACGCTGTTAATGATGCCTTGGTAGCGTTTAAAGAACTGGGTAGTAGGTGATGTGATGATTTGATTGTTGGAGTCTAGGAAGCCCCTCCAAACCTCTACAACAGAACCTTTAATTTCATTGCCAAGGATGATGCCAATATTAGTTGGGTCAATGCCTGTCAAGGCAATCGTCATGTCATCAGAAGTCGCTTTAATGTCGCGTTGAACATCGCCAACATTGAGTAAAGCACCAAGATTTGAAAATGTAATGCCATCAACCGTAACAGGTGCAGCAGCATTGCAAAATGTATAAACAGTAGCAGCATTCCCCACAGTGAGTCGTACAAACTCAGCATGGATGATTTGAGGGCCGTTAACCGCATAGATAGTTGTCATGTTATGTATTCCCGGAAAACGAATGGCGCATCCCACTGAACATAAGCTCCATCCGTCATTGGATTAAGAGTATATGTCGGGCAAGCTTCAGCCACAACAGTAAATGTACATGCATTACCAATGTAAACAGTTGTGCCGGAAGTAGGTGTGCCAATCAATGGACGATTGATACCTACAGAAGAACCAGCAGAATCGGCTGTAATCTTGTAGCTGTATCCATTAATCATAATGAAGTCACCAGCCTTGAATGTGCCATTAGAGGTCAATGCAAGTGTCTGAGTGTTAGGTGTTGGCGTACCATTCAAAGTCGCTGCTGTAGCCGTTCCTTGCATCTTGGTGAACCAAGACAGGTTAGAGCTATTGAAGGTAATCGTTTCAGGCAACTGACGGTCTTTGTTGTCGATGGCCTGAATGATGCTGCGAACCTGTGGGTAGTACAGATACTCATGTGGCTGGATGGTAAACACCCAAGGCACAGCGGTTAGGTATTGCGCCACAGTGATGTAGCCAGACCTAGCAACCTGTTGACCAACAGTACGGCGATTGTTCACCGTCATGGATTGCTGAATTTCAAAGATGGTTTGGAAGCTCATGCTCGGCCCCTGTTAACTGCCAGTGATTTACTTGCGTATGCATTTGCCGCCCAAATAGCATTAGAACTGCCAAGCAAGCGGTCCTCAAACGATTTGGTGTCAATAGCATTGATGTAATTGTTGGTGACATTTGTAGTTCCGCCTGTGCTGCCCATTTTGTTGTTAGGAACAATAGTTCCTGAACCAGAAGGCATAAACAACTCTGGACCTTTTTCTCCAACAATGTATGGCGTATTTGGAGAAACAGCACCACCAGAAGCTCTTCCTGCTGGATTAAAAACATGCTCCGCAATACCACCGCTAAGGTTGTAAGAAGAAGAAGACATTGCACTTGCACCAAACATCATGCGAAGAATCGCAATAGCTTGAGCCTTCATTTGAATGGCAATCAAGTCTTGAATAACGCTACGGGCAAAGTCCTTCATTGAAAGCTTGCCAGTCTTAACAAAGTTATCAATAGCAGAAGACATATTGCCCCATACGCTATCAAAAACTTGTTGTGTTCGTTTTGTACTGTCTTCTATTGTGACAAACATTTTTGCCATTTGTTCTTGGCGTTCAATCTGCTGAAGATTAAATTGTTTGTCTGGTCCTTCTTCAACTTCTTTGCGCTTTCTAGCGTACTCCAAAGAAATCTCAGCAAGACGCTGTTCCTTTTCTGTTGCGTAAATCATTTGGTTTTTCAATTCCAATGACTCACGCTGATACTCCATATCTTTTGTTTTAGACTGATTACTTGTACGAATAGCAGCCAAACGATTGTCTTCTGCAACTTCGGCATCAGTAATTTCTTTTTGAGTACGCAAATATTCATCAAGCTCTGAAAGCCTATTTTTTTCGCGAATTAAACGAATCTTTTCTAACTTCTTTTCCTCAATCAAAAGCTCTTCAGCAGCAAGCTGACGGGCAAGCAATCCACCCATCGCCCGTTTTTCTTCATCGCTCTTTGCATTAAATTCAGCCCGTTTTTCAGAAACTTGTTTTGCGGCGTCTAAATCAATTTTTTGAATTTCATTGGCTGATTTAAGAGCTTGCGTGTATCGAATTTCGGCTCTTACTTTTTCGGTGGCAGCAATGATTTGTTTTTCTTTGTCCATGCCGCCAGCGCCAGCACGGTCTTCAATCTCTTGTTTGGCATTGCCAACATCACGAGCAGCAATAGAACGAGCTTTTAAACGCTCAGTTTCAAGCAAAGCTTCTCTTTGGTCCTTTAATGCTTGAAGCTGTTTCTTTTGTTCTTGTTCAAACTTGCTTCCACCTGTATTTTTGCCAAGGGCATCTTGAACAGCTTTAATCTGTCTATCAAGTTGAGAAATAACTTGGTCAGTAGTTTCTGGCTTGCCGATGTCCTTCAGCATGTTCCAGAAACCACTCAAACCATTGGTCAAACTTTCCCAAGCTTTTTCCAATGTACCTAACTCACGGCGCTGTGCAGCTAGTTGTGTGTTCAGTGCAATAGCAGCGACCTTTGCGGCTTCCTGTCGTTTGCCAGCTTTCTCAAGAGCTTCAATTTGTTTGTATTGCTCAAGCGTCAGGAAGTTCATTTCCTTGTTCAAGGAACGAGCGCCTGATGCCGTGCCGTCCAAGCCGTTCATAAGCTTGTCAGCAGCCGTCTTAGCATCTACACCAGCAATCTGGGCATAGGTAATAACTGACTGCGTTACGGCGCTTATAGATGCTTCTGTGAACTTTCCGGAGGCCACAACAGCGTTCAATGCATCTTTAGTCATGCCAAGAGAGGCATGAGTTCTGTTGCTTAGTTCGTCAGACAGCTTGTAGAACTTCTCTGTTGTAATTCCGGCAAAGTTACCAGTAAGTGCAAGAGTGTCTTTTAGCTTGTCAAACTCATCTCGACCAGAATAAGCAGCATAAGCAAGTGTGCCAAAAGCGGCAGTAACTCCACCAATAGCCAATCGCATTGGCGTAAGGATAGTTCCAATGGCTTTGAACATGTTGCCAAGACCACCCATTTGGTCTTTTAACTGACCACCCTGTTGCAGCAAAACAATAAATGGATTTTGTCCAGCCGCAAGGGAAGTAATAAGGTCGGTTGTCTGATATGTCAAACCCATCTTCTGCTGGGCATTCATTTTGAACTCAGCAGTGGCGGCATTTTTTGCTGCATTTGCTACAGCGTCATAGGCTTTAGCTTTTTCAAGCAATTGAGCCTTCATCTCCTTAGTCGCATTCATAAAGCGACCAGAAGTTGTCTCACGCTCCATCATCTGAACTTTTGTCAGAGTTTTGCCGTAATCATCTGTTGCATGTTTTAAGTTGACGATTTCAGCAGCAGCCGCATTTGTATCGCGGCGAATAGCATTCTTCAGCTTGGCATTTTCGGAAATGGCTTTATCAATAGACGCTGTAAATTCAGCAGTATCTAAGCCAAGGACAACGCCTAGTCGGGCAATATTTTGTGAAGCCATTATTTCCTCTTTCTAGCCAGCTTTGCGGCGTAATCTGGGATACGCGAAGCCAGTTGAGATTTTAGAGCGGTTAGAACAGTTTCAGCATTATTCTGTAATGCTGGGCGCAAAAAAGACTTTGCTCCAATTCTTGATGTGCCAAATTCTTGAGCAAGCGAAACAGCACTTTTCTTTACAGAAACCACTGCAATTGCAGCGTCTGTCTCATTGACATATTCGCTTCGCTTGTCCTTTTCGTTTGGAATACGGGCATCCAATCGGATGGTGTCCCGCATGTGAAAAGGATTTTTTGCATCTCTAGGCTTGTCGCCTACAGGGGCCATAGCAACTGATGCATGGTAGACCGTTTCCATAGCCACTTTAGCTGCCGGAACAAGGGTGTTCCTAGCTACCAAATCACCCCTAAAACCTTCGGCAATCTCTTTAAGTTGTTGCTCGAATTCGGCAAACCCTTCTAGTTTAAAGGTCAGCTTTTCAGGGGTATAAACCATGTCACACTTTCAAGAATGCCTCCGAACCCGGCATCATGCTGATAAAGGCTGAGAGCTTGTTATTCACATCCGCTTTCATCTCTTCCTCAGTAGGAGGCGGGACAATATATTCATGCGCTGACGGCAGCACATCTTTCATTTCAAATGGCTTTGCCGTCTTCGCTATTTTCGAGTTTAAATTGCCCGTGGTCAAGGCGCTTAAAGCCAACAAAATAGCTTTATTACCTATCAATCCATCGGACAACATAATCTCTATGTTGACCATATCATCCACAGGAACTTCATCAGGACACCCTCCGTGAGCATAAATGTATGCTCTGGCTTGTAGGTGGATGTCCTTGATTAGTTTTTTCTGGAGTCCTTATATCCCGGCTGAATGGCTTCCGTAATCTTGTTCAGGATTTCTAACTGAACTTGGAAAGGCCACTCTTCCTCAATTTCTTTGTATGTAATGTCATTAAGCGTACCAGCTTCTGGAATTAAAAGCCTGATGTATTCAACAGTACGGTTTTCCATCTGAAGCATGGATTCCACCAGTTCCCGTGTGGACCGGCCTTCAATAATCACATCATCTTCAGTAACGACAATACCTTCAATAGCAGTGCTATCTTTAAAGGTAGCCGTCATTTTCTCGAATCGAGCTTTAGCATCAGCTTCATCAATCTTGCTAATGCGCTGCTGAATCTCATCCATCTCTTTTGTCAGAGGGATGCGAACTTTAAATATGTGTCCACCAAGCTCAAAGGTTTTAGTTCTTAGAGCGTCAGTGCTGTATTTCTTGCCAAAGGCAGAACCTAATCTTGTCATGTCGTTTCCTTTATTTTATTGTCTTGATAATCTTGTGATAAATAACTTCATTCAACTCAATGGCGTATTCCACCGCTTGAGCAGGAGTAAGTTTATCGGCGTGATGCCGAGCAATGTCATGCGCTAACGCAATAGCAGTAATGCGTTGTTGAGTGAACCCAAACCAATTCTTAGACGAATCGGATTGGGCTACTAGGAAACTCAACAGGTCTGTGTTGTCTTTTACTGTAGTAGTCATGTTTAAGTGTTGTTAGACCAGCCGTAGCTATTGCCACCAACAGGGTGGATTGTGAAGATGAACTTGCCTTCAGCAGAAGGAGACATGTCCCACTGCAAGCCACCAACGCGACCGTTGAAAGCGTAAGCAACAGTGTCAGTGCCGTCATAAACAGCAATAACATAAGTGCGGATGATTGTGCCGTTGTAGCCGTCATCACGAATCAACAACTGAGCAGTGTCAGCAGGATTCCATGCAGCAGTAATGGTCAGCGAAGTCACTTGGTTTTGTGTAGTGATTTTCGCGCCTGTACGAGCGCCAGCTACTGAGTAAGCAGCAAAAGCGTCATCAGCACCGAAAGCAGGAACAGCTTCCACTGGGATTTGAATACCAGCAGTACCTGTACCACCAGCAGAAGTACCAATAATGGTAGCAACTTGAGAAGTCCATGTCTCCAACTGAGTATCAGTCAAAGCAACAGGATTCGCATCATCTTGACACCAGAGGGTGGCAACATAACCGGGAAGAATTTTGTTAATTAAGGCCATTTTGAGTTTCCTTCAAAGAGTTAAGAGAATTGTCTTATGCTGGAATATCAATAGTGCAATCTAAAAAGATTTGCGCCATATTTTCTTCGTTGTTATAGCTGTTGTAAAGCCAAAACACATCAGCTTTGGCGATAAAGAAACCGCCGTCCGATGGATTGCCAAACATACCGCTATAACCGTGTAACGATTGTAATATCTGTTGGGATATTGTGAAACCGTCTTCTATCTTCTGAGTGAAGATGGAAATTTGGAAAACAGGGCGGTCAATGCCCTTGTTAGATTGAATCTGACCCGTATAAACCGGCTGATGCACATTTCTCAGCATCCAAGTAATAAACTTAGGCTGAGTAGCAAAATTGCGGTTAAACGCAGAATAAACAGGAACAGGCGACACAATGCCAGCCAACTGGTATTGGATAGCTTTCCCGTATTGAACGACATTGTTCTGTGTTGCCATTTAAACCGCCGTAACTGGGTCGGAACGGTAGCACATGAATGTCACACGCATCCGGTCGTTAGATTCTCTTGCATCGGTGATTCGCCAGCTTGCACTACGCCATGTAATGGAATAAGCCTCTTGGTGGTCCACCATCTGCTTCATGTTTGGCGTGTAGTTCAAGGTGAAGTTCACTAAGTCTTGGTACAAGCGGTACTTGTCAGCAATTTTGACATTGTTGGCGACATCACCCACCAAAGCCCGAGTACCAAACCATTTAGTCTGAGTTGTGCTTTGTTCGCCAAAACTAGACTTACCAAAAGCCAAGTTATTGACAGTAATGTTTTCGTACCGTTTGATTGACATTACATCACCAATGGTTTGTATGGACGAAGCAATGTAGTCACGCCAAATGGGATGTCTTTCAACTTCACTTCAGTGGCGTTAGCACGGTTGTTATACAGGTGCGTAAACAACAGCAAACCAGCCTGTTTAATCACAGGATAAGCTGAAATTGGATTGGCAGCAGTCGTATATTCCAACACGATTGGCGCTGTCATTACAGTATTAATCGATGTTGGCAACGAAGACACAATGACTTTATTACCAGAATTGTCGTAGTAATACTGGTTAGTCGCCACTTGTGTAAACACAGGTGGGAACGCATCAGTCCAGTAACCAAGAGAATCAATCGTGATTGGCGATTGACTTGGGTAGAGGTTCTGGCTAACTTCAGGCAAATCTAAGCAGACAGGTGATGCAGCAAGGCTTGCTGTGCCGTACCAGACGCGATAAGTCACGCTG